TCTAGCTTGCATGATAGTTATCAGTGCGCCTAGTCTACCATATTTCTTCACAGCATCGTTGACATCTTTGCAATCTTCCCAGGCAGGAATACTCACTGCCCAGTTCAGTTCTACTGCACGATCGATCAATTCTAATCCTGCCTTGTCTTGGTCAGGCACCACTGTAATTTCTCGGTCCAGGTTGCGAATCAGTCGTGCCTGGGCATCATTTATGGTGTTGTGCATTAGTGCAAGGCCGCCAATGCTGAGTGCGTCAAAGATGCCTTCTGTCACAATCACCTGGGTCCAGTCGGGTTGCTGTAGGTCTGTGCCAAACACATATCCAGGTTGTGTTTGATTAATATACTTGGGGATCTTGTTATCTAGAAATCTAGCAGTGAATCCCACAATTTTGTTGTTATGTGTAAACGGCACAATCACGCAGGGTCTAGTCCAGTGAACTCCATCAGTGCGTATGGGCGTCATCATGGGAAAATCTTCAGGCACAATCCTATCACGACAGTATTCCCAGTACTTGGGGTGCTCTTGAGTGATCAGTTCTGCCGCAGGTGGCAAATCACGTTCTTCGAATTGAATATCTGCTAGAACATCTGCGGTGCGTTGTCTGTCATCGAGTATGCCGTGTATGCTTTTGTAGCGCAGGCTTTCAAGATTGACCAATTCTATTTCACGATCAGGCACACCCATCCAGCTCAAGAGCCTGCGGGCCTTGAAACTTAATGTACGGCCAAGGATAAAGCTAGCGGTGTAGTTGCAGTTGAAGCACGAATAACTCCAGCCTTGTTCAGATACTTTTAGGCCGCCGCGACTTCGACGATCTGCCGATTGCCCGTTGTGTACACAGCAAGGAGCATTAAAGCTGATCCACCCCGAAGGGGTCTGCTTTCTTTTGCCGGGCAAGTACTGCGTAATGTCAATCATCTGTTATAGTATAACAGAGTTTGTGTACAAAAACAACAATTATCGGTATTGAATATTCTCAACCAAGCCGTTTGACAGCACCACTGTGGCTGAGGTAGATCCTTCAAACTGGATGGGCACGTAACCCGAACCTCCTGTGGTCACTGTGACGTTGGCCACTGTGCCGGCACCACCTGGATTCAAAGCAGCCACTGCAGTGGCACCAGCACCGTAGCCCAGAATTTGCACATACGGAGGTGCCACATAAGAATTGCCAGCATTGGTCAACAGTATTGCAGTGACCACACCATCTACCACTGTGGCCTGGGCTGTGGCACCGTAGCCAAGAGATGTGTTTAGAGCAATTCTCAACAGGGGATGATAACCCACAGCGTTGAAATAAACAGATTCGGTAGCATCAAAGTACTCACGACTTTCGGTCACGTTGTAGAATTCTGATTCGTAGTCCTGTGCTGCCTGTAGTTTGAGTGTGCCTGTGTAATGCACCAGGTCCATTTTGACTGTGGTCAGGCTAGAACCATTGGTGGTCATATGGCTGGAATAAAACTCTGTTCGTTGTGTGCTATTGAGCGGCTGAGGGTTTAATGCCCAATCGGGCCAACCTGTGGGCGCTGCACTCACGGTCTGATTCTTGCCAGTGATGGTGGGTATGGTAACCTCTTGACTGGGCACAAACTCAGGGTATATTGAATCCACAATGTCGCAGTTCGCACGGGCTCCTGCATTGGCATCAGTAAACACTGCCTGATGATAACTGCCTTGTATGCGCTCTATGCTGTAGCTGCCAGGTTGTGCCACAATGTCATTGGTATCTTGTGGTGCCAACACCACTCGCACACGCCCAGTAGAGGCACTGAGCACATCCATATTTTTTTCCGCCAATAACTGATCGCCTGTTTGATTCATCAGTCGGAATCGAAATGTAGACCCTGTGATGTTTACAGGCTTTTGATCCTGGTTGATAAATTCAAAGAGCAACACATTGTCAACTCCTTTGTTTACTGTTAAAGTTTTTGCGTACACTGGATCATACCTCGCTTGAAAATATCCACCCGTGGTGTCTACCAGTAATACTCTGGTGATTTGTTGATAAAGATAAACGGTTGTGGAATACATTGTTGTATTTAGCACACCATAAATAACCGCAATGGGCAATAACATATTCCAAAAACTAACAGAAAAATATCCGTTTATAACACTCTGCGTCTATGCCAACACAGAGTATGTGGGCGTGGTACAAAACAGAGATGATGCTGTGACCACTATCTACGATTTTGGTGCTGTAGTGGCTCAGGAAGACAAGCTGGGATTTCTAGAACTTGCGTCTACTTGGTGGTGGGAAAGCAATCGATCCATACCCATCAACATCTTTTTACGCAAGGACTGGGACAAATTCCGTGGCACATTGCGAACTTTTGTCAACAAAGACCTTGAAATCTTACACGGTCCTGCTTGCAGTTTGTCTGATATTGCTCGCAGAAAGACCAAACGCAGAAGCATCACACTGGTTCGGCGTCTTGACTGAGCAAACTCATGTGTAAGGCCACCAACATTGCGTAGCTTAGGCTGTGACTCTTCTTGAATGTGTAGCCCCGGCTGGTGTCACCGTCCCAGACTGATTCAAACACCTGATCCCAGTGCTGACCCTGTAAGTGTGCTTTGCCCGGACGAATAACAGATATAAATGCTGCCATTCTTGTGATACTATCAGGCCGCATTTTTTGCAACAAATCAGTATAATTTCCCACGTGCACCAGTTGACTGGCCCAAGCAGAATCAGTCCATAATCTTGACCAAGTGGGCGGTTGTGCCAGCAATTGATCATAATGCAATTGATCACGAATCAACTGGTACACACTCATGTTTAGAAAATCCAGTTTGAAGTAGCCCCGTGATTCTGCTGACTCGTAGTCTATGGCAGCACAGTGATTGACAGGATCGTGCGGAATGTCTGTGACGTATACTCCTGAATTGTGACGTCTAACACGTCCATCTGTGATCTGACGTGCAGGTGTGTGCCGAATCAGTTTCAGTATGTGTTCGCGATCTGCAAAGTCAATGTCAATGTCTGCGCTCATATTATAGATAATTCTTGAAGTTTAGATATTAAAATTTGTTCAGCAAATGCTTTGTGAGCGTCAGGACCATAGTGCCCTATATTAGGGCGATCTAAGAAATCCAATGGAACAAATTTTTGTTCCACACACCAGTCAAGAAATGCAAAATTTTCAAAATCAAAAAAACGGGCATCACTTGATATTTGTGTTTTAAAAAAATCTAACAAATAATCGTTTTCTAATTTTTCAGCTTTGGGAGATTGAAAAATTAAAAAATCAATTTTTAAAAAATCTAGAGTTGATCTTAACATTATTAAGTCTGTTAACAAATTAATTCTTTCAGCATAGGGACTGTAAAAATATGCTCTTCCACGACTGTATTCGTTAAAGAATTTTTTTTCAAATTTAAATTGATTTGATGTTTTCATGCTTTGTCCACTTAGTAAATTCTCTCTCCAGTTTAATTGTTTACTAAATGTGTGTGTTACAAAATTTGATTCTTCAGGTTTTGATGCTGTTATATAGTCGGCCCATAATTCACCTCTGATCTCATATGATAATCCTATCAACGCAATAATTTTTTGTGTCGGATTTAAACTTCGTTGCTGAATCATGTCATGTAATGTAGTTCTAATAATACGACGATTGCAACTGCCTGATATTGCTTGATTAATTGCAAATCCATTGGTGTAATTTGCTACATGATTAACATACGTTTGGTTTGTTAAAGATGCAGAGAAATTCTGGTCGCTGTAACTATCGCCGTTGCAATAAATTAAAGGAAAATCAATGTCTGCGCTCATACTTTACACAAGGCCGCAACGGTTTGTAATTGCTGTTCAGCCAAACGAACAGCTTCAATGGCATCGGCCACAGTAACATGAGTCTTTGCCAATTCTTCCAGGCGCTTTTCTTCCGTCATTTTGCGACGAACCCATTGCAAAGATTCCAAGGTCACACCGTCGAGCATGACTTGGGCATCACCACTGGGAATCATCATCCAGTGGATGCCGTCATAAACTTCAAAATTGTTACCGTTGTATCGGACCATGCCAGCACTGGGTCGAGTCATGTCTATATAGAGTGTTGAGTGAATGCCGTTACTGACATTTATTCCTGCCCCATTCATAATAGTTTTAATCATGTTACCATCCTGCTTGTTTCAAAATGTTCTTGGCATAGGCCTGATCTTCGGCACGTTTTGCGAATTGCTGTTGCCACGCATCACTGTCAATGTAAGGCCAGATCATGGCAACTTGTGTGGGATCCAACCGGTTCAAGAACTGCTGGCCTGATTCCGAATTGTAAATTACCCAAGGGCTAATTCTGCCTGAGGTCACAGCATAACACATGGCGTTGGCATTGCCGTACCGCAAGCAATCACAGTGTTGTGCTGAATTTTTTTCTGCCCATTCCATACCAAACTCCACCGATCGAGTCAGGGCATCATCCACAGCTTCCGTCTGCAGATATGCAATCAAGTACTCAGTGTACACACGATCGCTACACCAGTAGTCAATTTTTTTATTGTGCTTGAGCAGCCAGTCGACGAACCTTGGAGGATTTATTACACGGGTGTCCACACAGTAGCGACCAAATTTTACAAATGCTCTGTAGTAGGCCGATGTCACAAACGTGTCAAAGTCTTTGCCTCGAGCCGACCCTGCTGCTGTTTCATAGAAGCGTATGTAACTCTGAAAGCCCAAGCGAACACCTGCCTCATTGCGACTAGTGTGCCTACGCTTGGACTCGCACATGTGTACTGCAATTGAAGTTTCTCTTGCAAACTCTTTCTTGCAGTATTCACATGCAAATTTACTTTTTGTCTCGACCGGCTTCACGATTGTAAGCATCAATTTCTTTTTGTGTGGTTATTTCGGCCATGACGTCGATTTCGTCGTCTTTGTAGTGCGGGAAGATTTCTTGTAGGGCTCGGCGTTTGGCACTAAGTCCTGCTTCTTTCTTCTTGGGGGCTATCCAGGAATGCCGCGGTGTGCCCAGGCCAGGACTTACTGCTGTGGCACACAACCATTGCAGTTTGGGATGCCGGCCTATGTCAAAAAAGTTCTTGTTGAGATAGTGATTGCAGCTTTGCACATAGTATTCTTGTAGTTCTCGAGAACCTTCCACGGCTGATCCCCAGCGCAACATCAGGAACGTGGAGAATTTCTTGCGTTCATCCGAGTCAAGTTCATCATAGAAGTCTCGATTCTTGACATCCAGCTGCCGCATCTCGTTTGAAATGTGTAGTCGATCACTCATTGGTTTTACTCAGTTGGTAAATCATTATAGCACGTTCTAATGCATCTTGTAAAGCAGGATTGGTCCGGGCAGCTTGTCTAATCTGACCCCAGAGTTTTTCTTCCTGTATATGATCAACCAACGGTCTGCCATCAATGGTGCGGGCGTCGTAGCCGACTACTTCACGGTCTGTGGCACCAAACTCTCTTCTGAACACAGTGTCGCTGACCCGTTCGTAAATGTAGGTTGCACCTGATTTAAGCTGGCCCATATGTATAACCGTATTGTGCATGTGCCCATTGCAAGAATCGTTCTAGTCCTTCACGATCGTCAGGATAGCTTCCCACATATATCCTGGCCAGGCGAGCAAGTGTTTCAAACAACTGTGGTTCTGTGTACATTATCTAACCTACCATGCTTTATTGTAGTCCACAATTTCGCAGTTGCGGCTGACGTCTTTGACAAAGTACACACAGTCGGGTTCTGCATCATCGTTCAAGGGCACGGCCAGCATTTGTCCATTCTTGAGTTTGGGTGCGTACCACGTGACTTCTTGGTACACATCCACAATTTCAATGTCAGGAAAGCTGGGTCTAAAACTTGTAAGCGGGTTGAATTGAAAAACTCTGAATCCACGATCATTAATGCTGGTCAGCGGCAGTACTTCAAGGTCGCCCACGTCGGGTTCGCCAATCAAGATCTGCCAGTCCATGGGCATTTTGATTGTGGCATCACCTATTCTCAGCACCAGGGCAGGAGCAGTAAAACTTTCTAAAAAGATCAAGGGAATAAAATGATAGTCAGGATCTTTGGGATCGCTATTGTCTAGAATAGCAAATCTCATGTCATCTACTTCTTCAGGCAAATGATCAAGATCATAATAGGAGTTATCTAGTGTTAAAATTCTCATGTGTTAATAATACAGTAATCAAAGATCAAAGTCAACCATTATTTGATCTTCATCCACTCCAGTTTCTCTGCTGAGAATGGATAGTTGGCTTCCTTGTAAAAAGCCTTGCGTTTGGTCAGGTGTCGCTTGGCAAACTTGCAGGTGCTGGTTATGTCCCAGATTTCCACATGATCTTTGTCTTCGGCTTTTCTAATGCCACGTCCAATTGATTGAATAACTCTAACAAATGATTTACCAGGTTCAATCAGCACAAGATTAAAGATTCGCGGTATGTTGATGCCCACCGCAGCCACGCCATAAGTGGCCACAATGATCTTGTCAGTGGCATCTGCTACCATGTCATATTCAGCCAGACGCTTGGTGACCTTGGTTGTGCCCGAAACAAACACAGCTTTGTCTCCCAGTCGTTCTAGCAGTTGTCGCCCACATTCAGTTCTATCCACCAGTACCAAAGTGTTGCCTGTTTCGTTTACTCGACGGATCAGTTCAGCCATGGTGTCTAGTCGTCCAGACTCTTCCAGCAGATACTTGAGCTCGCTTTGATAGTCCTTGTACTCCACATAGTCAACCAGTTGCACAATGTTCACATGACACTGCGCAAGAACACCTGCGTCTTGCAGTGTGCTGGCACTTAGACGATTGATCACAGGACCCAGGCTGACCAACAAGGCCTGGCTTTCAAACAGCTCTTTTGGCACTGTGCCTGTTAACCCCCATCTCAAGGGAATTTGACTCATGGCACCTGTCAGCAGAGTCTTGAGTGCATCAGCTTTGGCCATGTGGACCTCGTCCACAATCACGCACACTACATCTTGTATGAACTCATGAATGGTTATTTCTGCTTCGCCCTTGGCAGTCAGCTTCATCATGTTGTTGAGACTCTGCCAAGTGCAGATGGTATGCTGACAGTTGTATTCTTTTCTGTCGCCAAAATAAACGCCCACATCCAGACCCATGTTGATATAGTCTTGCTCAGTCTGTGTTACTAGACTCTTGTTGGGCACAATCACAATTGAGCGACCATATGCACTGACTGCATCACTTAGTGCTGCTGTGATAATGGTCTTGCCTGCGCCTGTGGCCACTTCTTGTATGCACTGCGGATTGGTCAGGAACTTGTTGATGATTTCCACCTGGTAGTCACGCA